CTACTAATCCACCCGCTGCTCCTACTCCCCCTGCAAGACCGCTTAATCCTGCAATATCTTTTATAGCTAAGAAAGCTGTTGATGCACCTGCTTTGGCATCTACCCAAGCAGCTTTCATTGCCTTTCCTGCTATACCGTACTCTTTGGTAGTTTTCTTTGTCTCTTCCCTGTTTTCTTCAACTGCTTTATTAGTTTTTCCAACTTCCTTTCTTGTTCTTTCCATATTGGATTCAGCTTTAGTTCTCATCCTGCTGAATCCGTCAGCGTAAGACTCCATTTTAGCCGAAGCTTCCCCAAACATCGTAACAAAGTCTTGCGTCATCTTATCTACGAAGTCATATAGCTCTTGAGCTTCGGCTATCGCCTTTTCGTTGTCTAACCCTAATTCAAGTTGAAGTTCATTGGAATCAGGCATTTACTTTTTAGTCTCCCGATTGTCATTAGCTACGCTTAACTCTTCTAAATCATCTAGGACATGACCTTTACTTTCCATCTCTTTCAGCATTGCTTCATACTCTTCATCATTCATGAAAGTACCTTCTTTTTCTCTTAGCTCTTCTTCATCTTTATGCTGTTTTAATTTATCCATCCTTTCAGGACTAACTATATATCCTAAAGGAACAATGACTAATTGTTTGTCTATATCTAATTCTTGAAACGTATCTCCTACTAAGAGAAAAGCTAAGTCTGCCATATCCTGCTTTCGCTTTCTTATCATTGCAAGATATTCAAACTGCCATCTTACCGCATTCATTTTTCTAAAATCAGGATTGGAAACGAGCACTCCTTTTGAGGCTAATACATCTGCCTTCAACTTCCAAGAAGGCTCGTTTATGAGTTTTTTACTTCCGCTACTGCTCCTGCTACAGTACCTTCAATTGCTGATTCATAAAGCTTATACAACTCAGTTACATGTTCCCGTTTCATCTCTTTGAAATATTCACGAAACAATTTATCAGCTACTACATATTTCTTGTTACCTTCATCAGAAGCATCAAGTGATTCAGCAAAGATGTCTTCCACATAAATCCCATCCATCTTCCTGAGTGAAATAGCTAACGTTGGTGCTCTCCTAGAGCTTGCTAGAACAAGGGGAGTTTCTAGGCTCACAAACTTATCTCTCCATACCTCTTCCTCTTCCGTCAGACTTGCAAACGTGTAGGTATGTCCGTTATACTTTACGTCCTTTGTTATCTCCCCATTTACTAGCATATCTTTCAGAGCATCTAATGGAGTTCCCAACGCTTCTTTCACCTCTTTCATTGTCTGTTTTTGCACCTGATTTTTCTCTTCCATTTTTTCAGTCTCCTTTCAAATTTTCAGTATTTCATTTTCATTCAATCTACCTCAATGGTAGTCTGTCTGTTACTTCCATTTTCGCAGAAGCCATGATAAGACGGTCTCCTGTAGCAGCCATGTTCCTTCCTGTGTTAGCGAACCAACAGCCTGTATAGAGTGTCCCATACGTATCTCCCTGCGGTGTCTTCCAAATTTCCTTCACATCAAACGGTCTCAGATGGTCAGCCAAGTGGACTATGCTTGCTTCAAAACCAAATGCTCTCCACAGAAGCCTTCTGTAAATGTCGTACCTAGAAATATCGAGCGTATCACTATCGACATTACCAGGAACTACCTCAACCGTTCTACCTGAAGTGGCAGCGTTCAGTTCGTAAACCCTAGTCAAACCTCTCGTTTGGTCAGAATTCCATGACTGAATGTAACCTACCGTCTGTCCATTAACTCTGATGCTAACAACGTGTTGAGTAATTGCTTTAGTAAATGGTGCTGGCATGTATATTCACCTCCCTTAAAAGTTAACGTTTAGAGTTTTATGCTGAAGCTTTCTGAGATGTGAATGGTGCGTCAACAGTATAAGTACCAAACAGTCTCTTAGCAGGGTACTTAAGATTGTACCAATACTTAAAAATGTATTTGGTAGCATCAGTCTCATCTCGCCTGACCTCAATATCCTTAGTGGTATCAACCTCTCTCGTCAATCCATTTTCATCCTTGTAGGTTGAAATAATACCATCGGAAATTGCAGACTTAAGCACTATCACGATTGCTCCCTTAATATCCCAAATGAAGTCATCCAAATCATCAGGAACTATCCCGACAATATTATCATCAAGGTATTCCCTCATTCGTGCTGTCACCAAGTCTTTCTGACACATTGCTGAAATTTCCTGAAACTCAATGTCAGTAGGCTCAGTAGTAATTGGGTCTAGCAGGATGAGCAATCCACCTTTGTAAGAAACCACACATACACCGTAAGAAGCAGCATAGTCAACTTGCTCAGGAGACCATTCCTCTATTGAATCAAAACCTGTTATGGTCTTCCTCAACAGAGACTCAGAGACATTATCGAAACTATTCTGCTTCGCTGCGATACCACAAGCAATAAAGCTAGAATCTAATGTCATAACTAACTCCTGACCTGTCTCCATGACTATAGTTTTCTTAACCCAAGATGGTCCGACCAAAATCAGCCTTCCCCTTCCAGGACTATCTGCAACAGCATAAAGCAACTGTGTTGCGGTATACACAAAGGAATACTGAGTAGACTTATCGCCAATATCAGTATTTACCTTTCTACCAAACCATCCTAATCTTTCATGCTTAATAAAGACGCTTGACTCATCAATTACATGCTGTCTTAAATGAGAAGCGATGTTATCGTAATCAGCATCAGTAAAGTAGTTTGGCATCAATGGAACAATGTCTGTGACTTCCTCTTTATTCGCACAGCCATCAATTGCTGTCTTATAATCTTCTTTGGTATACACACCGTCATCATCCGCATCATTAACCTGAACGTACCATACAAACGGAGCGTTCTGTTGAAATGCAATTTGAGCACCTATACCTAAAAGATTTGTTCCGTCCAATCCACCGATGTCATTTAACACTTCATCTAAACTGAAAGCTAACTTCGGTGTATTGTAATCAGTTGCAGGTCTTACGTAGGTGTAAGACACATAGTAAGATGTATCCAATGCAGGTTCAGAACCAGCAAGACTCCAATCAACCGTGTCACCTGTTAATTGATAGTCAGTACCCTGAACATACGTTGCTACTCTTGGATACGTACCCACCAAATCAATTGCATCTGCATTCGCATTAACTAATGGGTCAGTTGAAGGTGGTGAACCTGAGCTTGCTTGATAGCTTACTGTCCAATTTGAACCTGCGGTGTAAATAAAATCTTTGATAGTTATGTGAGTGCTATCATCGAAATCCCATGATTCAGGAGAAATTTCAACACCATCTTTACTAACACTAGTGTCTGATTTCAACTGATTAGCTGTATAAGCTAGAGTAACCTGATGTGGTGAAGTGGCAGCGGGAGTAACACTCTCGTCAATCACGTAACCCCTTCTAACAACTTCATCAAAAACATATTTTGCCCTACTAGCTTCTCCAACTAAACATATTCCTCTCGGCAGTCCCCCAAAGGCTGCAAGTACAGCCCTGTACTCATGTTCGATGTAAACACCAGGACGTATGTAACTGCTGTATGGCATAACTAACACCTCCTTATAAAGTTTGAATTACTATTTTATCCATCTCATAGTTGGGTGATAACCTGGGTCTGTAACATCAGGAACAACGGTGACAGGTCCTTTGTGTGACTCAGGAACTCCTGGACCAGTCTTCCCTTGACCTGGTGCTAGTCTAGATACGTAATCAATATAGATTACGTTGATGCTCATCCGTTGGACATATATTTTATCCTCTGGGTCAGCTTCAGGTTTAGGGATTTCTTGCTCTCCCGATAAACTAAGGTCTCTATCAAAAATCATTTGCCAACATTCTTCCGAATCTTCAGGGGCATTAAGCTCCCAAGCCGAGTCTCTCAAATAAAATTGGATTATACTGATTATTATATCGGTTATTTCTGAACGGGTATTGGTATCTTCTGTTCCTACATCTATATTTACCGTCATGTTAACTCTACTACTGTAAATCTTTTGGTAGTAACCATCTTCATCGGGAAACATTCCCACATAATCTCCACCTGTTCCAATACCCATTGGAACACCCGTAGCTGTTCCGATTGTAACAGCTACTAACGGAAGCTGTTGGTCAATATCAGGCAGAGAAGTCAACACTCTTACAAAGGTCTCATAAGGGTCATCAGAATAGAAATTAAACTTTTCCATCGTAGGCATTTCTGACTGAGCAAACCCTTGAGTCCTAAATTGGTCTCTTATCATGTTGATAACTTGGTCTTTGGCATTCTCTGTGTATTTCCCAAAACCACCCATTTTATTACCTCAAATTATAAAAAGTTCATTACGTATTAATTCTGCCACAGGTTTTTTATCATTCGTCCAATACACCTCTCCTTTATACTCATGCCTATCCGTCCAAATCTTTCCTTTCCCTTTTAAGATTTTTTCAGCTTTAGTTATTTTCTCTTTAGTGGTTGTAAAATCATTAGCATCTGAAATCGTAATTGTGCTTCCTACTTTCTCTTTCTCCTTTTCTAAAGTAAGATACTTACACCGATAAGAGCAGTACCTATTGCCTAGCCAATCTTCAAACCATAAACCAGCATAACATAGTTCTGCCCCACATCTGCTACAAGTATCACGCATTAAATCACTTAGTTTAATTTTCATCCTGAGTACCTAGTTAATTTAACAGAGCCACCTCTAAGTTTAATATCATTCAGAATAGCTGGCATGTGTATATTTTTGAAAATATTTATTCCTGTATCAACAAAATTCTTTCCCTCATATCCTGGATGATACCACCCTGTACCTATTGTCGCACTCCCGAAAGCTTGTTTAGCATACTGCAAAGCTTCTCTAGGAAGTATTGCTGAATTAAAAGATTTTTTAGTTGCACGTCTGAATATTATTTTACCGTCAGAGGCTCTTATAGGAATAAACTTTTTACCCCAATAAGGATACCTACCAAAAGCAAGATACTGTCTGTACCCAATGTTCATAAGGTATTTCATTATATGAGGTTTAACACCATAATTCTGCCAATACATGTAAGGCTGACTATTTCCGATAATCGCCTTTCCCTCTTGTGGTTTAGAATGGACATACCAACTATTATAAGATTTACCTGTTGGTTTTTTATGCATAATCTCTGCTTGGTCAGCAATAGTCTTCTGTAAAGTGTATGCCATCGTCATAAGCAGTTGTTGTTTCAAATCATTCCACATGTGAGAATTTTTTATCCCACTCCAACTCTTTCCCATTGTAAATTTAACTTTTAATTTAATCATCAGTTAAATCCTCTCTGAGAACTGCTTCCATGTTTTCTTTCTCTCCTGTCTCTAACATGTCGTACCCACTCCACAGTCTATAATCATCTTCTGTTATTAACTCAAGAATAGCTTCGGCTGATTTAATCCAATACGGATGTCCTGTATTTGGATTCATTATGTCGCTACCATTCACATCTGTAAATCCTACCAACTCTTTTTCGTTATCCGTAAGTGTATTAATTCCCCAACAGAATATCCTAAAACCGTGATATGATTTTGCCTTGTCTCTAGGAACTGTAGACCAATAAACAGAATCAGTTGGGTCAGGTGAATATACTGAAGCCCCTAAGTGTAGAGATTTATCTCTCTGCTCTTCTAGTGAAGGGAAGTTAAGATAAATTTTTCTACCCGCAGGTGGAAGAGTTGTAGTTGTCCCTATAACAAAACGTGCTCTCAGACTAGTTGCATATTTTGAAATAGTTTTTTCAAATGTAAATCGTTTATAAGTATTTGTTACAAGCATTTGTCCTGATTGATGCCATGTGTGACCACCATCCTCAGACAGTTGTAAGAACATCGGTATGCTTGGTCCGCTATCCTTCTTCAACCATCCTCTTAATCTCCATTTCCTGTGAGCAAAACGCTTCCATGTATGGATAGCATTAGCTTCTAATACTACTGACTCACCACCTGTAGCTGTCACTTCTAAGTGGCTATCACCAAACTTAGGAGCAGGAGAAGAAGGATTAGCTGATGTTCCACCTGTAACTAGCCATCCAGCAGGTTTACCCGAAAGCGTATCAACAATTAAGTCTCTGTTTGGTAAGAACTGCCATCCTAAAACCCATTTTTTGTAAGTTCTGTACGATTCAATCTTTGGTGGAATAGTGCTTATGTTACCAACACCATCCTTAACACCTTTATACGTAATCGAAGACCTGTGATAAGAATGGAAATATTCCTCTATTAATTCTCTATAACCCTCTACACTCCATTTCGGGTCAGGAGAAGTTTTAATAAATACTTCACCAAAATTTTGCTCTAATCCCTGATGTGTTGCTTCCCGAATATATGTGTTACCTCTTGTCTCTTCGATAGAATCATCAACAAGCATCATCTCTTCAGAATAAGCACCAAACCATGTGACATAATTAAGAGCATTAACCCAAGCAGAATATTTTTTAGTCCAAACTTCCTGAGCTTGATTCTCTAGAACAGAATAGTAAATAGTGTAAATCGCTGTGCTATCATACGCTGAACTAGCTATCTGAACATGATGAGCATCAATAAAAGAATATTCACTATTCTCCAATCTTATGATTGAACCATCAATATTTCTGAGAATAAAAGTCTCTTCCTGAACTGTGCTACTGTTTGACTCAAATGGTATAAGATTTACCCTAGTCGTAGGATTAATCTGCATAACCTGAGAATCAGTTGCTTTTCTTACAACATCTACTCTGTTTCTACCTCTATCCAAAAACAATCTAAACGGAGTGATTCCTACTGCATCTGTTAATATGTGGTATTGGTATGAATTATTAAGATAAACTGACCAAATTGTATCAGGATGTAAAGGACTCTGTAATGCGAACAAGTAGCTGTGTACAAGAGTTCTTCCACGTTTTCTAGGAATAATATGTCCATCCCTAGTGTAGTAATTCTCATCGACCACAAGACCACGTAGGTCTTGATACCTGTCATACATCAAGATATTTTCTTTTATATCGGAACTTATAAATAGTCTTGTGGTAGTATCTCTTAAAACTCTTGCAATACTATCAATAGTTCTTGCTGTCCTATCAACAACTAATGCTCTTGCTGTGATACTTGGCTGTATCATTGCATTCGCAGTTATGGTCTTTGGCAGAGATATAAAACCTGAACCTGTTATCAGATTAGAAGGAAGAACAATACTTCCATTAGCAGGTATTGTCTGAGTAAACGGTACAGAAACCTCAGCCCTTCCAGTAATGACAGGTCTTATTCTCGCATCAGCATGTTGAAGAGGATTATTAAACTCATCATAAGAAACTCCAAGTGATGATACGTAAGGGTCACTCGCAGTTTCTAATGTTAATTCTATCCGAATCCACTTATTATTTGGTACACCGATGTCCTGAAAACTATCAGTATAATAACCGTACCACGGAGCGGTAGTTAATTCTGCCTGTGAAGGTGCAGATTTTATTCTCGCTTTTACGCTCCCGCCACCAAGAAGATTTATCCATCCTAATGTATTCCAATCAGCATCATTAAAACCTGAATCGAAATCTACTGTCCACGTTCCTAATATAGCCCCATCTAATTGTAATGTTTCAGAAGGAACATCATACTTAGTATTATTATAAACTCCTGTATCGAAATCAGCCTGTGTCTTCCATACTTTATCGAATAAGACAATATTAGCATTTGCAGAGATACTTGGAGAAACCCTACCGTCTGCAACTAGTACAGGTCTAATCCTGCTATTTGATGTGATTGTCTTAATAGCAGTTAGGTCAATCTCAGCATTGGCAGTAATAAAAGGTCTTATCCTAGCATCACCTGTTATTGTCCTTTCTGCTGTATTTCTAATTCTTGCATTCGCATTTATGGTTTGTGTGAACGCTACAGAAATCTCAGCCCTTGCAGTAATGACAGGTCTTACTCTTCCATTAGCGGTTATTGTCTTGTTGAACTCAACTTCAATTTCTGCTTTAGCACCAATAGTCTGAGAGAATTCTACTTGTATCTCAGCATTCGCACCAATGACAGGTCTTACTCTTCCATCTCCTTCTATGGTTTTTGTCTCAGTAACTTGTATTCTTGCATTAGAAGGAATGTAATCAATTAACATTGCATTAGCGGTAATTATTGGTTGAATCCTTGCATCACCGCTTATGGTATTAGTTTCCGAAGTTTGAATTCTTCCGTTGGCATTTATAGTTTTTGTAAACTCAACTTCAATCTCTGCTTTCGCAGTAATGATAGGTTGGATTTTCGCATTAGCATTTATTGATTCGCTATTTGTGGCTACTATATCTGCTCTTCCACCAATGGTAGGTTGAATTCTAGCATCACCTGGTATTGTATCTTCTTCGGTAGTTTGAATCCTACCGTTTGCATTTATAGTTTTTGTGAACTCAACAGAAATCTCAGCCTTTGCAGTAATTGAAGGTTGGATTCTAGCGTTACTGCTTATGACAGGTCTTACTCTACCATCACCATTTATGGTTTGAGTCTCAGTAGTTTCAATCCTACCGTTTGCATTTATAGTTTTTGTAAACTCAACAGAAATCTCAGCCTTTGCAGTAATGATAGGTCTAACTCTTCCGTCACCTGTTAATACAGGTCTTACCCTTCCATCTCCATTTATGTTTTGAGTCTCAGTAGTTTGAATCCTACCATTAGCATTGATAGTTTTAACAAACTCTACAGAAATCTCAGCCTTCGCAGTAATGACAGGTCTAACTCTTCCGTCACCTGAAATAGTCGGCTGAATTCTTCCGTCACCATTGATAGTATGAGACTCAGCTACTTGAATTCTTCCATTCGCAGGGAGTGAAGGCCATATAACAGCATTTGCTCCAATGACAGGAGCAATTCTAGCATCACCTGTTATTACAGGTCTTACTCTACCGTTGGCATTGAGAGTCTCGATATGTGCTACTAGTATGTCACCTCTAGCAGTAATTACAGGTCTAATTCTAGCATCACCTGTTATAGTCGGATTGCCTACCTCATCAAAAGCAACCCCTACCTGATTTACTTTAGGATTACTAGCTGACTCAAGAGTAAGCTCTACTCGTAACCATCTATCATCAGGAACATCAATGTCCGTATACTTATCAGTATAGTAACTTGACCATGAAGCACCATCTAATGCTGATTGTGAGTAAGCTGTTTTTGCTCTGAGTTTTACACTTCCTGCATCAAGATTTATCCACCCTGCTTGTTTCCAATCAGCATTATCAAAACCTGTGTCATAATCTACTGTCCATGTTCCTGTAGTGGGTGTACCAAGTATAGAAGTAGATGTTAGATACGTTCCACCCGCTACCGTAAAAGCAGAGGTATTTGAAGGACCACCACCACCATGAGTAATTCGCCACACATTCATGTTACCTTGCTGTGACCAAGTACTAGTATCGTATGTCTCTACTCTACCACCCTGATTCGCTCCACCAGTCGCTAACCCTGCTAACTGTGTTCCATGACCGTATAGAAGGTCTCTAGCAGCAGTTAAGTCTCCACCACCACTCCAAACAGTACCGTTATACTCTTCAGTAAGGTCAGTATTAAAGAAACTCCCTGCTCTATATGAACCACCGAAAGTTAATCCTGCACTTACCGTACCGCACGTACCCTGTAATCTTCGACTTCTAGATAATGTACCACCTGTAGCCCATACTGAACCATCATACTCTTCAGTTTCAGTATGAGTTGCATTCGTCCAATAGCCACCGCAAATAAAAGCAGACGTAACAGAACCGCTAGAAGAACTCCCTGCATAATCTCTACCGTTACTTAAATCGCCACCTGAAGTCCACGTAGTTCCATCGTACTCTTCCGTTCTACTGTTAGCATTATTTCCTGCTATCGCTAGAGCTGCTAACTGAGTACCACAGCCAGCTAAATACCATCTAGTAGTGTTCATGGCATTTACATTAGTCCATGCACCACTATTATATTCTTGTGTACTTCCTGTTGCTGTGGCGGGGTCAACTTCACCACCAAAACACAACCCTGCGTCTACTGTTCCTGCTCCTGCTGTTCTTCTCTTACCTGTTGGTAAATTACCACCAGCACTCCAAACAGGAGAAGTACCTAATATTAATGAATCTCCATCAGAATCTTGAAGCACTTCAACATCATCATAAGAACCTGTGTCAAATTCTGCTTTGGAAGACCATACTTTATCAAAAACTTTTACATTAGCATTACCTCTAATCCCAGGGAACACTTGACCATTAGCTGTAATGATAGGTTGCACTTTAGCATTTGCAGTAATCGTTTCTAAACCTACCGAAACAATATCAGCATTTGCAGTAATAGAAGGAGTGATGAAAGCACTACCTAATAAGATAGGTTGAATGCTTGCACTACCATTGATAGTCTGTGTAACAACTGCAACTATACTGCCATTAGCAGTTATAGTATCGGTATGAAAATTACTTGCTAAACCAAATTCCCCAACAATCTCAGGTATTTGTGGACTACTTCCCTCTGTCAGAACCATCTCAACTTGGAAGTATCTTTTCGCAGGAGCTTCAGTTTCATATCCTGAAGCTTCAAAGTATCCGCTTCCACCTGTAGGATACCATGTAGGTACATCTTCTGTATATAATGTAGTAGTTCCTAAAATACCTGAATAATAACCACACCACATCAATGCTGAAGTGTCTGAGCCACAACCAGCATGTCTTTCTCTTTGAGCACTTATGTTGTTGGTATTAGTCCAACTAGTGCCATCATATTTTTCAGTTCTGAAGGTAGCATTTCTACCGCCCGCTACTAACCCTGAAGTTGACCCTGCTCCTGCTCCTGTACAATCATATCTACCATAATTTAAATCACCACCTGTAGACCATGAACTTCCATTAAATGCTTCAGTAGTACTCTCTGATGGTGCGTAACCAGAACCTTCTACCAAACCATCTGTAGCTGTTCCATTACCACCACAAGCTGACCTACCAATATTCAGGTCTACATAATTAGACCATGCAGTACCATTATAATGATATACGTCTTTATCATTAGTATTATCACTTATACTAAGAGCAGCTGTCTGAGAACCAAAACCTGTCCCAGGTCTACAGGCAATCAACATGTTACCGCCCGCACTCCAACAAAGACCATTGTATTCTTCGGTGGTATTTTTAATTCCTGAGTTTCTATCCTGACTACCACACCATATCAATCCTGCTGTTACTACTCCTGCCCCTGCATGTCTATTTCTTATCTCAAGTAAGTCACCACCACTTGACCAACAAAGTCCATCAAATTCTTCCGTTACTTCTGTTTCGTAATTTGCTCCTTTATCACCAGCTGTTTTCATTCCTGCTGTTGCAGTTCCAAAACCACTACCATGAATATAATCAACAGGAAGATTTACTTCTGCTTCAGTAGTCCACCCTTTGAAATCAAACATACTAGCATTGTCGCAAGTTCTAACTCTTGCCTTGACACTACCACCACCTGTGTTTTCCCAAAGTAATCTTCTCCACTCGTAACCATCATCAGCAAAATATTCCTTACCACTATCACGTCCTTCGGAAAGCCACGTTCCCGTAGCTCCTGTAGCCCATGAACCATATTCTTCACACGTATCTGAAGAATTGGAAGCATCTAAATCACCACCTGACTGTAAGGCTGAATTTGTATTACCCGCTGCTCCAACCCATCTTGTAGCAGCTAGTAAATCCGCTCCTATATGCCAAGTAGGACTGCAATATTCTTCTACAGTTTTTAGGAAAACGTCTGTTTGTCCTGATACACAAAATCCACCTGTCTGCGTACCACAACCAGCCATACTCTGAGTTTCCTGACTTAAGTCTCCACTAACTGACCATGAAGTACCATTATAATCTTCTGTGATAGCTGTTCTAACAGCTATATAACCACCAAAACAAGTAGCAACATCAACTGTACTACCGAAACCACCTAGATTCCTTCGTGCTGTATTAACATCTGCTTGACTAGACCAACTTGTACCGTCATACTGTTCGCATGAAGGTTGATTCGTTCCTAGTATAGTACTATAACCACTAATAGCTAAAGCTAACGATGCTGTTCCTGCTTCAGCTATACCGTGTCTCGCTGTATTAAGAGAAGCTACTTCACTCCATGAAACACCACCATACTCTTCTGCGGTAGCAACCGTAGTTCCTGTAGTACCGCCAAAACTCAATCCTGCGAGTATAGTTCCGACACCTCTGAATTGTCTTTTTGCAACAGATATGTTACCTGCATTTGACCATGATGTACCACCATACTCTTCTGTTGTATCCCTATTGGTAGTAGCTATTCTGTTATAACCACCGACTACAAGAGAAGCATTGACAGAAGCACCAAAAGCAGCATGAAGAGAACGGACAGCATTCAACGTTCCTGCGGTTGTCCATGCTCCAATTAATTGAAGCTCTCCATCAACTCTAGTAAACGATACACCGTCAGGAGTACCTTCCTTGAAATCAGCTTTTGTTGTCCATGTTTCAAGATTAGCAGGAGCATAATAATCTTGACCAACTTCTGTAATTTCAGGAGTACTTCCTTCTGTTAGAGTTAATTCTAATCTCATCCACCTGTCAGCACTACCAATATCGGCAGGCTCAGTTGCAGAATAAGAACTCCAAGAAGCTGTGCCACCATTATACTCTTCTGTTAAAGTAGTAGCTTCTGTAGTATAACCACCATAACAAAGTCCTGCTAATAGTGTTCCCGAACTAGCAAATGCTCTTCTTCCTAGATTTAAACCCGCACCTGTGATAGTCCAACTAACTCCGTCAAATTCTTCGGAAGAAGAAAGGTCTACACCGTCAGTACCACCAAAACTTATAGCCGATGTTGCTGAACCTGCCCCACCGTGATTCCCTCTTATGATATTTAAGTCTTCAGAAGCAGTCCACGTAGTACCATTGTATTCTTCGGATGTCTTAACATACTCAGTAGTGTAACCACCATTAGTTAGAGCTGCTGATAATGTACCGTTTGTCGCTTTGTTTAGTCTTCGTGCAACACTTAAATTACCACCTGTAGACCATGAAGCTTCAGAGTATTCATAGGTATCATCTATAGCCGCAAGACCTACGTCTGTACCACCGACACATAATCCTGCTGATTGTGTTCCTGTGCCGCCACCATTTCCTATCTCAATAGGTAAATCTTGAACATTAGACCAAGAAGTACCATTATATTCTTCTGTGTTTTTTACATAAGCTGAGGTATAACCACCAAAAGCTAGGGTAGCATCTACAGTTCCACATCCTGATGGAACTCTTCTAGCTAGATTTAAATCACCAACTGAAGACCATGCAGTTCCATTATACTCTTCAGTTTCATCGCTATTATCTCCGCTCGGAATTCTACCAAGATAACTTAGTGAAGCAGTTTGTACACCATTACCGTACTGTCCATACTTTAATGCATTCAGGTCACCGCCTGTAGACCATACTCCACCTAGCTCTGCTTCCGTACTAGCTGTTTTATATCTGTATTTAACACTCCCGCCTGTGCTATCCCACCTAAGATTTTCCCATTGTGTTTTAGGTATATCTAACGATTCTGCATCGAAGCCACTATCAATATCAACTGTCCATGTTCCTGTATCTCCAGTTGAGAATTCTTTTATCTCAGTACTGTCCATGACAGGGGCATTACCACCACCTGCTATAAAACCATCACCGACACCACCATCTCCACTTGACTCTCTTCTTCCAGCATTACAACTATTCTGAGTGTACCAAGTTACTCCATTCCATTCTTCTGAAGCAGCTCTGTAGCCAACGGTAGCTGTAGTTCCTGTACAATTCCATGCACTATCTACATTACCGCCAGCAGCCATTCTATACACACCAACATTTAGAGAATTAACAACTGACCATGATGTACCATTATATTCTTCTGTAGTATCTAATTGAGTAGGAACCAGATTTATACCGCCCAAACACAATGCAGCAGATGGAGTTCCTAAGCCTGATACTTGCGATTTTGCTTCACTTAAATCAGCATCAACACTCCATGCTGTTCCATTATAATGTTCAGAAGTCTTATAAACCGTATCACTACCAGTATACCGATAACCGCAAAAAGATAACGCTTCACTTGCACTTCCTACTGCCCCATTCTCCCTTTTTCCTAAATTTAAATTACCACCACTTGACCAAGCTGTTCCATGATACTCTTCAGTTCTAGGGTCATAAGCTGTTGCACCTGTTTTATTACCACCTATAGCTATCGCATTACCCTGAGTACCTGCTGGACCAGGACTATAGGTAGCCCTAATCATGTTTCCAGCAGATGACCAAGCAGTTCCGTTATAATCCTCACAAGTATTTACCGTACTAGTGGTGTATCCACCAAAAGTCAAACCTAGACTCTTAGTACCCGCAGCACCTAAGAGTCTTCTAGCTGTATTTAAAGTTGCTCCTACAGCCCAACTATAAGACAACTGCAAGTTACCCCTGAAAAATGTGTTAGATAATAGACCTTCTAGAAAATCATCTTGGGTTACCCACACTTTACCTGTAGTCTTAATTCTTGCAATGCCTGTAATTGTTTCTGTTAGAATACCCATTAAAATACCTTATAGTAAATTTCATGAGGTTGGAGAATTCTTAAACTGAAGTGCTGACTCAGCAATACCCCACCAGGCTCACTCTGCTGAAATGCTACCACAGAGTACCTTTTGTCCTCTTGTTGACCTGTATGAAGTTCAAGAAAACTTTCGGTATGTATAATTGGAATTTCTCTCTCACGTTTTGTAAAAGGTGTAACTGAAGATATTGGATTATATCCTGCTCGTACCCATTCTGTAGTTACTATTGTAGGAGCATCTAATGTCCAATACTGAAGACCACCCTCACCTTCTATGTTACCGTACTCTTCTCTTATATTCTGTCTGTTACCCATAGATTTTCGTGACATTCTCATTCTAGGGATTTCTTTAACCTGATACCTAACCTGAATCATTCCGAATACAGGACTTTTATATGTCTGATTATCTCTCCACAATACAATTTTAAATCTGTAGAAATTATCTGTCTCTGTCAATGCAGGGAAATTAATGTGACTTAAAGGTTTCCATTCATCACTACCTCTCGCCTGGTAGTAGTAATCTATACCTGAATGCTCTTCATCATATACATAGTCATCTACTGAGTAACCATCCCATCCTAAACTATTTGTCTGAGAAACAAATGGAGTTATTATCTCCCCTCTTTCCCATCCTCTATCCAAAACCATTCTATGAGGTCTTAGCTCAGTCCACACTTTTATATGATTATCAATCTCTAAACCTTCATATTGAGAATCAATGTTTGTGCTGACAAAACCCCACTTATCGTAACCACCTACAAGCTTAGTTCCATAACAGATTGTACACTTTTTGTCTGACTGTTCCGTGGTATCCTTGATACAGGTGCAGGGTATTCCGTCTATCTTTTTTAGCCACAAGTAGGCATAGAAGGGGTTAACAGACAAGAGCCACTCATTTGTCTTTCTCACCCTTTGCCAATAAGATAATTGCTGAAATCTACGTTGTGGTGGAAACCATATAGCCATTTACTGTGGTAACCTCTTTTTAGGAACTTTCATTTCAGGAATATCTTGTTCGTCAATATCCTGTTCAGGAACTTTCTGTGACGGAACTTGATTTGTTGGTCTAGGCTTTCTAGCAAGTAAATTTTTCATCAGTATTTTCATTTTATCTCACTCCAAATATACGTGGAAAACTTACACCATAAGGAGCTGCATTCCATACGCTCCAAAATCCGTAGTATGCACGTGGGTACTGCATTAATAAGCTCGGTCTCTGATAATGTCTTAGCCCGAACTTTTGTATGCTGTCATTAAACCTCTGCACTAAAGCTCCAAAATAAGAATTTATAGAACCTGCATGGTCAACATTTAGCATTATACCCTGGTCACTATAATTCAAATCAGTATCAATTGAGAATATACCTTGAGCTATCAATCCCAAAATCGTTGCACTATCAATCAGGAGTTGCCACCATGTATCAATAGGAAAGGTTGATAAAGTATAATTAACTCTAGGATGTTGCTTACATATTTCTTGCACACCACCTTCTAGTAAAAGATACAAATGGTCATCTGTCCAACCATGTGTTTCATGTACATCTTTTCCTGATTTGTCTAACTGACCTCTCAATCGTGGAAGTAACATTAAGGCTCTTACCTTTGCTACCTTTGCATACTGAAAGACCTCAAGAGTACTGTAACCTGTACCAATATACACCTGCCAATACAGCATGTAATCATAGAGAGTTCGTTCATCAGCATTTAAATTATAATAGTAAGCACCCTCTTCCCTCTTTTGAATTTGCGTAGTACCGCTTGAAGGAGCAGGATAGTCACCTTGATAGATAAGTTCCTCATTGTCATTATAGACGCTGAGTTTAATCTCATCAGGGTCAGTAGTTAAGAGTCTACCATCCTCATCTAAAACTCTTATATCCATCTGCCTAGCTGCACCTGGCAGGACTAGCTCCATCCACCTATTGATACTTTCAAATCCCATTTGGGTAGCGGTAGAACCATTAATTTGTACATCCATTTTTAATTTTCCTCCCAATAAACCTGAACTACTTCACTCCTGAGTTTTGCCATTCGTATAAAAGCGTTTGCTTCAATTGTCTCAGAATGTGGGATTAAAACTTTCACTCTAGCATCCGCTCTGATTGAAGGTATTATTCTACCATCAGCAATGATTCCGTGTGCTATATTAGCATTCGCCCCAATAGACGGTTGAATTTTTCCGTTAGCTCCAATAGAAGGAGCAATTCTAGCTGTTACAGTAATTATCGGTCTTATTCTACCTTTACCCTGAATATAAGGAGCGATAAATGCATTCCCACCGATTATAGGTCTGATTCTTGCGTCTGAACCGATACTTTCTTCAACAGTAACCTGAATTCTTGCATCAGCTTTTATTGAAGGCTGAATTCTAAAAACAGAAGTTAATGAAGGTCTTATCCGTCCATTCGCATCTATTGTATCTTCCTGAGCAACACTTATCCGTCCATTTGCACGTAAAGGATAAGGTGGATATTTTAAATGAGCAATCCTACCACTCGCAGGAATACTCGGCTGAATTCTTCCATCGCCTACTATCGTTTTTAATTCAGTTTCAACTAGTCTAGCAGTACCGCTAATCGTAGGTTGAATTCTTGCATCAGCCTGAATTACATAAACTATCGTAGCATTGGCAAAGAGATTTGTTGTTCTGATTAATGCACTCGCTGAAATAACAGGTCTGATTCTAGCGTCAGCAGAAATAACAGGTCTGATTCTAGCGGTTGCCTGTATACTTGGTATAACTCTTGCTACAGCATACAGGGGAACATTTCCAACAATCTCAGCCCTAGCAGATATGGAAGGTTGAATTCTTCCATTCCCTGTCAGCGTTTGACTAATGGAATACCATTGAATTCCTCTAACAAAACCACTTCCTGCATCCGCTCTCCCTGTTATCATGTCAGCTTTTGAAATCAGCCAACTAGAACCAACAGACAAGCTGTATTCTTCGGTTGCATCTTTATAGTCACCGCCCCCTGCCATTATTGCCACAGGAGAACGTGTAGAATTTGTATGAACGGTCTCAGCTACAATTCTATCTCTTTCGGTTGTCCAACTAATATCAGTTACCCATACATCTAAAGTATCGAGATAACTTTCAATCGCACTTATAGGATACCCTAGACTGTCTAGACCACCTGATACATTAATATATTCAAACACTCCATCTTGAACAAACGTTGAAGCATGTTCTTGTCGTGCCTGAGTCATTCCTGCTTTAGTAGTCCAAGAATCTGTAGCCACATCGTATGCTTCATTGGTGCTTAATGTGTATTCACCACCTGTAGCATAAATCTTTAAATCGCCTGTAGTATTATCGTTTATATAAGCTGCAGCTAATCTATCTCTAGGTGTTATCCCTGTCTTTGTTGTCCAACTATCAGTAGCAGGGTCATAAGCATCATTATTACCGATTGCTACTCCTGTATCCTCAGCCCTACCACCTATACTGAATATTTCTTCATACCCATTGAAATCACAGGCATTTGTTACAGCATTATTTCTTCTCCCAACAACAAGAGAAGTCTTTGTTGTCCAAACATTATAATCAGGATTATATTCTAAATTATCTTTCTCACCACTCGGTGCATCTAGCTCAGGCTCATCAGAAGCACCACCTAATGCGTACATGGTTATTTGAAGCTCACTAGAACCTTCACCATGTTGAGCTTTTCTTTTCGGTAGTTCTTGGACTGTGAACCAAAAATCATGCAGAGCTTCATACGCTTCATGAACAGTCTGCTTATTATCATAAGTATGTCTCCAACCACCTGAGACATAAACCTTTCCGATGTTAGAACCGATACATTCAAAACCTATTCTTCCTGTACCGCTAATTGTTGCCTGTCCTGCTCCTGATGTTGGAGAAGGAACTACCGTTGGCACACACAAGGTTAAGATATGAGCATTTGCTGGTATGCTTGGATAAATTATAACTTCTGCACTCGCACTAATTGTAGGACTTATACGTGCAGTACTACTGATTGTAGGCTGAATTCTTGCACCACCTGTTAAGACAGGTCTCACTCTTCCATCGGCAGTAATATTTCTTTGCCATACAGCTATAATCTTAGCATTGGCTATGATTCTCGGTCTGATTCTAGCCCTACAAATTATCCGTGGTCTTACCCTAGCAAGAGAGGTAATAACAGGTCTAATTCTAGCTCTAGCCCTGATTCTAAGATTTTTAATTCTTGCAGTAGCGGTAAGTGATGTTCCAATTCTTGCAACACATGTTAATGTCTGAGTATAATATTGCTTCAGTTTCGCATTAGCAGGTAAGGTAGGAGCTATTCTTGCAGTCGCAGTTATATACTCAGTCCATACACCTAAGATATAAGCTCTTCCTGTAATAGCCCTGACAATATGAGCATTCGCAGTTATCGTAGGTATTATCCTACCGTCAGCAGTAATGTACTTTATTTCTACTGCCTTGATTCGTGCATTACCTTCAATATACTTATTTGCAGGTTGCAGATTTGCGTTACCTTGAATTGATTGGTAACTGATTGCGATGCTTACACCCCTGACATCACTACTTCCCAAGCTATGACGAGCAGTAGGCATGTCAGTTTTATTAACCCATGATTCCGCTAAGGTATCATAAGTTTCTGCTAAATCAGAAGGAGTTCCATTTGTACAATCAGGTGGAATCTCTAAACCACCCATCACAGCAGCTTGTTCACCCGCTCCCATACAAATTGAAGAGGTTAACTTACCACGTGCGATTGATGGTGGAGTTTCAGTAACCCATAAATCTATAGCAGGAAGATATTTTTCTACTAACTTCTGACTTATACCTAAAAGGCTACCATTGAACGTGAAATTAGATTCTGCATTTCCTGAAGCTGCAAGCTCATCACGTCCTGTAGGTAATATTGCCTTTACTGTCCATGCATCTGTTACAGGGTCATACTCATAGTTCGTATCATGACTTGGAGTACCACCTGTAGCATAAATCTTTTCGTTATTTACAGCACTATAACCAAAATCCTGTCTTGCTAATGGTAACCCTGTTTTGGTTGTAAAAGTATCTGTATCAGGGTCATACTCTTCATTACCATTTGACGGTAGAGTGGTAACTTGGTCTTTACCACCCATTACAAATATTAATGACTTCAGTTCGTCAAGTTGGTTATTCGGTTCTTTTTTACTTATCGAAACCCCTACAGCACCATGACTGTAGAGGGAACGAATCATGTCACCTAACTCTGTCCATGTCTGAGGAACAGGGTCATAACGACTTACCGCTTTAGGAGCACCTAGTCCACCGAAAGCAAACGGACGTTCTTCGTCAGTAGCAACAGCAAGCTTTGTTCTAGGTACTGCTAAAGGGGTTCTAGAATACCATGCATTCTCAACAACAGATAACGCTTCATTAGCTCCTGTGTAACCACTAGGAGAGTAGCCACCTATTGCATATACATGTCCGATTCTAATGTCAGAAATTAATGCATTCGCAGGGATAGTCGGTATCACCCTACCATCGGCATCAATCATAGGCCATGCTATCAGAGCATTACCGCCAATCACAGGAGCGATTCTTGCAACAGCAGGTAATGGTGGAAACTGATAATCCAATGCCATGTAGTCAATGTGTAATGTATGAGCAGCATTACCACCGTTGACGTGTTCAATATTTAGTCTTAAAACACCACCATCAACATAATCATTAATATTAGGTGTATCAGGCAAAACAAATTGGTAGTATTGCTTCGTTGCACTATCAGGTAAATCTACAGCAGAAAGTGTAAGAGCATCAAATGTAGTTGTATTGAAATTCCATAAATACAACTTGACAATATGAGTACCCGAACCATCATAGTTCGCAGCAAGGTTCAGAACTAGATTTGTATCAGTAGGCACACCTGTAAAATCAAACCAATACTCAAATCCAGGAGTAGCCCCTACTTCAGTCAATACTAATTCATTAGTATCATCTGCATAGGTATCTGATAAAGTACCACTACTTATCGTACCTGTTTGTGGATTTAATGTAGTTGCGAACCAACTCATAATTTACCCTGAGAGTTTGTGTGTGCTTAGAATTCTGTATCGTAGTTACAGTATCCACAGCCACTACAGAACGAGCAATCTTGGTAACCCTCTCTCAAGTTTCCATGACATTGACATTTCTTCAGTAGACCATTTTTCTCCATGTCCCTTAATAGGGAGAGTGTACCTTTATAAAAGGTATCCATAACCTGTTCCTTAAAATATTTATAGGAATCAGTATCTCTCCCAAACTTGAACTCGCCCATACGGAGTGTTGCCTTCATCATTGACAACTGCTTCTCAAAAATCATCTTACCTATTTGCATCTTCATCATTTTCAGTCTCCTGATTACCCAATCGCAATTGTATCAGCATTATGCACTTGCAACATCCTTTTGATGTTTTGCCCTGTAATCGGGTCATTCGCTTGCCATCCAATTACGAAAACAATCGTAGTCGCTTGAGTTTCCAATTTTGCTGTTCCAAAGAGCTGCGTTACTTGTCTGAAATAAATTAATCTATATTTTAAAAGTTCATTGCTACTTAAAATGGTATCACCTTGTGCTACTGCAATCCATTTTCCAAAAGCTAGAAAAGTTCCGTTCTGAAGATTTACCGCAAATTCTCTCTTTTTGTTCTTTGTATTCATCAGCCAAAAAGTAGCTATATTGCGATTTTCCTTTATTGTTTTAAATAAGGTTTCATTCTCACCGTTCTCATCAAACTGAGGAACTTCTTTTCCATCTGTCATTTGAGCAATCCACATATATTCTAAACCGTCATATTGAGCCATTTTCATTCTCCTTTTCAATTTAATTTTTCCGTAAAGATAAGGTCTGAACCATTGGATTAGCTCACACCTTACCTTATTGAAATGTTTATTGCATTAAACAAATCCATTATTCAGTTTTCAATTTCAGAACTAGGCTATCCTAATTCTTAACTTTCGTTGTACTTCATGGTGAAAGTTTGGACACCAATATCACCACTTGGAGCTGCCGTACCTACCTGAAGCTGTAGGACTACATAATCGGTGTACTCATCTCCCGTGACACCATCAGTATTTAGAGCTAACGCAGAGGCTTCATCGGTGGGTACTTCGTTATGACCTGCCACTACACTCTTGCTATTGACAGGCTGTGCGTACCCTGTGCTATGGTCAGCAGTTCCCGAATTGATACTCAGAGCTGCATCGAGAGTTCCACCACTCTTCCAAAACTTGACATCGCTGATGTCGGAGTAAGAACCCTGAAAATGACCCTGAATCCATTTCTCATAACTGTAGCTAGAGCCAACAGTCGGAGCTTGGATAGGGGACGTAGCGTAATTCGTGGTAGAGTCATCCACCGATTTAAAATTACACTCTGTCCTTCCCGTTGTTTTTGAACCTGGAGAACCATTAGTTTCAACCCATTCAAAAGTCGCAGCCATTAATTAACTCACCTCCTTTTATTTGTTTACCGATTCTGAGATTTCGTCAGTTGTCGGTATGGATTTTTGGTCTATTGTCGATAGCTTTCCTTCAGCCCACTTCTTGACCGTTCTGAATCTTCCCATAGAACGAACATACTCAAGGTCTTCGTAGCTGAGTTGTAAGGTTTCCAATTCCTCAACAATCTCAGGAATTGAAATCTTCAATCCACCTTCTTCTTCCGAAGGCTGATTAAGATTATTGACAATTTGAATCACTCTTGGTGTAAGAACTTCGTCCAAAGTTTCTGGCTCGGTAGAAGAAGTAACAGGCGGTGTTTCTGTTGGCTCATCATCCATTACTTTATCTGCAAACTTCTGCTGTTTTACTTCTGCCTGTTCGATTAACTCTTCAGGACTTTTTTCTAAAACCTTTGCTTTCTTCGTGAAAAACGTCATGTAGTCTTCATGAGAGAGCAACCGTACAAAAGGCGGTTTCCTTAACAAAGCCTTTCTGAAAATAACGGATTCTTTAATAAGCTTAAAAGGAACATGTGATGTTAGACAGATAGGATTTGGACCAGCGGGCAAACTATAACCCACTTCCAATTTCTCCCCAAAAGCTAGACTCACAATTCCGTTTGAAACATTCTGTACATACACATCCTTCTCTTCAGAAAAATACTTAGTTAGTTCATTTAGCACATTTTGCATCTTCACAACCTCCTTATTAATACAAGTTCAATTTCAGTTTCATTATAGGGCAAGCCTGTGAAGGCTTGCCCTATATGATTATCAGGAATAATCCATCAGGATTATTTCATTCCCTTCGCTACAGCTTTAGGATTGGCAATCGCCTGTCCTAAGATTTCTGCAAAAGCCCAACCTCTTACCATTTCGCCCATAGCGTACTTATTGAAAGGTTCGCTAAAGAGGGAAACTCTCTCACCAATCTGTCCGATATATGCACCGTCAGTACAACCGTACACAGTACCAGCAGGTAAGACTTCAAGAACACCTGTTCCCGCAGAGGTGATGATTTGGCAATTCAAGACTGTACCAATATAACCCGCAAGAATTAACTCACGCTCGGTTACAGGGTCAACGTTTGCCGACATGGTTTTCACGATGTCAGACACTTCCTGCCTGTTGATAAGAAACTTATCAACGACTAGGCGGTGTCGTTCAACCTGATAACGAATGTCTTCAAATACCGTCAGACCAAGTGTAACAAAGTTGGTAGTGGTATTAACAGTCGTTGAAGCAGCGTCTAGAGCCGCAATCAGAGCTTTATCTTCTTTCCTCTCGATGTCCTGTCTTGCCCTGTCCTGTGCTCTATCCAGAACGTCAAAGTTCATCTGATAAATATCAGCAATATCTATCGTGGGGAAAGCCACGATTTTGAATTCAGGCGGGAAGATATATCTCCCACGAACTCTCGACTCAATTCCTGCACCGTCCTGTCCTACAACCCATGCTACAACGTCAACGTCCTTAGAAATCCTAAAGAGTTCACCCTGAGCAAGAGGACGAACAGACAGAATCTTACGAGACCATCCTTCGTAGTCGATTACTTCTTTAACAGGCTGAAGCAATTCTGCTCCAAGAATCCTATGACCTTCACCTGTAGGGTCTTGCAAAGCTCCTGCTAGAATATCCCGCCTTGCTTCGGGGGTAATATCAGGGTCAACACGGAACTTCGCTACCTTCTCTTTTCCTAACACATTGTTCAACAAGTGAGCAATCTGCTGTAAGGCATCTTTCTTATCATAGGCATTAACTTCGCCCTTTTCATCGAACATCCTGTTCTGGTTACCAAGAGCTTTCGCAATCTTGGTAGAGCCATCAAAGGAAGTCGGGTTAAAATTAGTCTGCGAATCGTATAGATTCTCTTCCGATTTAGTGGCTGCAACTTTTTTCGCAACCTTTACTCGTTTTTGGTTCTTATAAGGATTACCCATAATCTGCTGTCACCTCCCTTCATAGTTATGTACCAGGCGTAAACATCTTTAGTTCGACACCTAGGAATGCATCATCTGTTGATGGTAGTTCGTGAACTGAACCGATTTCAGGATTACCACCAGCAACATTAGTAATCATTCCATTGGCATCAGAATAGATTTTTTCACCCAACGTGTAGTCGAGTGAGCTATCGAAAACGGTTGTGTAGATGAGAGCATAAGCCTGAATCAGAGTCATCCGATTAGACCCAGGAACATCATCTAACGAGTTGCGAAGATTTCTACCACCGATAAGCCCAAATGGATAGTCCCCTGCATCAATCTGTGCATCGGTCTTCTGCCACTTGTATGTAACGTAAATCGTACCACCATCAGGGATAGTAGTAGTTGCGTCAATACGAGTAACAATACCATTCGTGGTGTTCATGGTGTAGTCAGCCGCAGCACCTTCGGTGTAGTTGTTTCCTGCTGAATCCTCAACCTTATAGGATGACGTGATAACGTGAGCGTTATCAAGATTAACTGTTACATCTGCACCGCCAGCGGCAGCAAACGTATGAGCTTCCTCAACTGCAACACCTAAGAAGCCTGTACAGTGGTCCCATTTAGCCATACCCGCAGGATTCGTACCGTCAGAGATAGTGAGTTTGGTTGTACCGTTGTCATCCACTTTTTGCAGAAGAGTTCCTGCTTCAAAGGCAGCACATCCATCATCAACCTCAAGAATCCCTAAATTTGTGTAAATTGCACATCGTTTAATATCTAGCATATTGTATTAACACCTCCTTCCTGTTTTTTAACGGACGTTATATCTCATTACCGCTTTGGCAATCTTACTTGTGAGCTTTTTGCCCGTTTCTACTGTTGATTTGAGAAGCAATGAACCCGCTTCTGCCTGTTTAGCAATCTTACTCGCTTCCTTATCTTCCTCATTCTCTTCCTCTACTTCTTCGTCATCTTGAGCAACTACAGACTTTATGTTTCCCATATCCTCTTCCAACTGAGCAAATGCTGGTGTGGTGTATTCAACCAACTCTTCTGCCCTGTTTACAATACTGTCAACAAAAGCCTCACCACCAGTATCAAATGACTCTTCGATTGCTACTTCCGAAAGGTCTTCTGCCAAGCCTACTTTTGTGAGAGCATCCCACAGAGAAGCTTTTAGAGGGTTATCCTCAATATTGTAATTCGCCCTCTTAGCTGCAAGTCTCAACGCTCTAACATATTTAACTTTGAAAGCTTGTTTCTCTTGTTCCAATACTTCTTCTGCATCTTTCAGAGCTTTGCGTTTCAGCGAAGCTTCTAGCTCGGAAGTATCAGTTGGATGAGCTTCACCTAAATCATCAATGGTTTGCTCACTATCGGATTTCAACTCTCCCGCTCCAACGATGTCAGGAATATCATCCTTGTCATCGTAATCGCTCTGAGCCGCTTCATCCAAATCGTTCATGGAATCTTCGGTAATGCTTCCAGGTAAATCGTCAGCACCGAATCTCTTCCATGTATCCACAAGACCTTCACTTGCAATCCTATACAAAATCTTTTCCCCTACCCTACGAGTAGCGTTCTTAGATTTGATACTGAACAGGTGTTTGTTACCGTCTAGAATTTTCCAAGCACCTTTATCAAACTCGGCACTTATATTTTCGTAGGCAGGTTTCAGTTCGCCTGTAAAATGATGGGTATCAGTTTCTACCATCTCATTTTTTGCATCCTCAGTATCTTTCTTAACTTCTGCGGGGGGAATTAGTGGTTGAACATCTTCGGTAGTTGTAACATCGTGTCCTTCATCGAAGTCAACCCGTGTTTCATCATCGGTAGGAACGTCAGCTGGTCCGTCTGCTTTCTTTCTAGGCTTTGCTACTTTCTTTTTCGCTTTCTTACTTTCAGCCTTCTTTATAAGAGCATTGTATTTCGCCCGAATCTGTCTGCTATCAGTTTCCTCAGATTGAGCAACAAGTCCTAACCACAGGTCAGGTCTCTTAATACCCTTGTCCATCTTAACGTCACTCACTACATTGATTGCGTTAACACGGTTCATGGTTTTGATAAAGCCATCATCAAGAATAGCTCTCATCAAATCCTCACCGTAAGCCTTACTTGCAAATCTCTTTGCAAATTTAGCATGTTGGTTTGGAAATGACTTTTTCAGCCCCACCATGTACAAAGGACCCTTTTTGTCGGAAATAACCCAACAAGTTTTTCTGATTCTTTCAGCTTCAAGGTCTAAGAGACCACCCTTGATGCCAAACTCATCATCGGTCATTTCTTCGTCTTCTTCACCCTCTAAATCTTGAAGCTGTAATTCGTCTTCTTCATCCTGAGATTCGATAACCCCTTCAGGAACTTCAGAGATTTCTTCCACTACTTCGTCCTGAGCTTCCATCTCATCTTGGGTCTCTTCTTCCGTAGGAATATTAACCTCTGCTGCTAAATCTTCCTCTTCGATATATTCCTCTTGAGCCATCTCTTCCAAGTCTTCATCGGATAACTCAGCCGAAAGCTCATCCTCTTCCTCATAAACCTCTTCCTGAGCTACCGCTTCCTCATCAGGCAGTATGCCTTCTTCCACTACTTCGTCCTGAGCTTCTAATTCCTCTACAGGTAATTCCTCTTCCACTTCTTCTTGAGCCAATGCCACTTCCTCTTCAGGAGTCATCTCAGGAGGTGCTTCTTCTACCTCAAGACCTTGTTCTTCTTTCTCGATGTTGATTACTTCTTCTTTTTCGGGAATTTCAGGCATTTCCTCTTGTTCCTCTTTTTCCAACTCATCAAATAAATCATCATCCGCTTTCTTAGTCAGTTTAGCCTTATTCCCCATAGCCTTTTTAGCCATATCGTCCTTCACCTCCTTATGATTTGTGATAGTAACTGTCTGATTCGGTCTCATCCCTGTAATCGTAATGGAGTCATCTGATTCAGTAGCAGATTTTTTTGCTACAACCTGATGAGCCAACAAATCCTCAGTCTGAGCCATAATCTGTTCTTCTAGACCGCTATCTTTCTCAGCCTTTATAAAATCTATCGCTTCACAATTCTTCATTGCGGGGTCATATACAGAGGAAATTTCGTCATAAACGACTCCAAAACATTCCTCATACACCCTTTTACCACCAATCTCCTGCATTTTTGAGTTCCGAACATGCTCACAAAACTGTGATTCGCTGTATGCTTTGTGTCCACATATAGAACATTTGGTATATTCGCAATGACAGCCCATTGAAAATTTATCTAATTTTCCCGAAGTGATGTTCCGCACTAGTAGAGGGTCTTTCCGCTTGTCGCTCGCAATTAGAATTTCAATAAATTTTCCATCGTTTCCACGATTAAAATGGGAATCTATAATGATTCCACGTGCCATTACAGGATTTGAAGATTGATGATTAACGTGATGTCCCTTAAGGTTAAAGGTTCTGTATACTCTCTGCCCCTGTTTCTCATCCCACCTCAATAACTCATCTTCGGTAAATGCATCTCCATTATCATTCGGTATATCCGCTTCAACAGCCCGCACAACAATCAGTTCGTAGTCTTCTGGATTAGAAGATACTTTGTAGTAGTCAGCACAATCATTCAGCACAGCTTGGAGATTTAGCGAAGGTGCTTCATCGAGATAATACGATTTTACTTTCTCACCATATTCCGTTCTCGCAACTTTCTTGTGGGTTTTATCTCTCCATCCCAAGACTTTCACAGTAGCGTATTTGATAAATCCCGTTTCCATTCTCACCTCCCAAAAGATTACGTTTTAAGATTTTAATTTTGCTACTTTTTCCTCAGTTTTAACAACACCGATAAGTTTAGAGTCACCACGCTTGGTGAATCCAGGATTCTTTTCCGCAATCTTTTCAGGACAGGCACACTTGTCTTTTTGTTTACCGCACTTTTCGCAAAACATTACATCACTATCTCCTTTGAATTCTTAAATAATGAATTTTTACTAAACGTGAGAATTCTAATAGAATATTAGTTTTTTCCCTAAATTAATTCTTTAAAATCTTTTTCTACGATATTACTCACACTACCCTGTTTCATTTTTTCGATGTATTTAACGCTGTAAGGTGGATTAATCGCCTTAGCAAGTAACGCACCTAAATACTCTTCCTCATTCGGTATAATTTTTGTTCTTAGACTAAAATCACCCTCTTTTGACTCTTCAATAGATTCGCTTATGATTGACCGACTTACCCAAGTGTCTATTAAATCAGCACAAAATTGAGCACTTGGTATAAACTTGTACACAATTCTCCCTGAAGAAGTATCACTACCGACCAAGCCTACATTGGTATTCTTATCATTCGTAATTAAGGCTACCTGTATCATTGTGCAAACTCCTTCCCTTTGAATAGTGTTTTCTTCAGTAATTTATAAGAATCAGGGTCTCTGAACTCTAGCAAAAATCCATCACCAACAAATCCCGATACAGATTCAGTAAACATATCTTTTGCTGAACGTTTTGCAGTTTCGTTCACGAATCCTTCTTCCTGAAGTGATTTTTGACCGACTTCCATTGAAGCTCCCTGCATCGTCCATGAAGGATTTATATTTCTCCATTTAACAATTGTCTCAATATCCTTATCGTTTACTTTCAAATTCTGCAAAGCGGTACGAACATTGTCATCATTATTTGTTCGGAATTTTTTGTCCAAAGATATTCCCCAAACACCGCCTACTCTAAATGGTATTGCTACAACAGGTTCAAGACTGCTATCCATTTTACTTGCGGTATCAGCCGATAAGTCAGGAAGCAATACAGGTTTCATTTTAGCTTCGTATAACTTTTTCCACGGTGCTTGTACTTTTGACCAAACATTCTCAGCCCAAATTCGTAAAAAAGCACTCTCAGCATTCTTGTTTGTCATATAAAAATTAGACACCCAAACCTTACCTGTCTTATCTTTCCAATATTGAACACGGTTCTTTAGGTCATCCCTTTTCCCATACACTTTTTGAAATGCAGGAGTATCCGCTACATCTGCAACAAATTCAAGCTCATTAGGAAATAAATTACCGTATGAGATATTGCCAAACTTTCTTGAAAGTGATTTTATTGGCTTTGTATATTCAACAGGAACATTTTTAAAAGTTTTTCCTTCTGCGGTAACCAAAGGTTTAACAATATTTTTCGGGTACGTTATCTTCGCAGGAGCAGGAAACTTCTTTTTATAACTTAATAAATCAGTTATCAGTTTTTCTCTCTCAACATGACTTATCACAGGAGATATACCGCAACGACATTGATGATGTGTCATTGCTACTAGAGGGTACGGTCCTAAGGATAAAAGGTAGTCTACCTCATATTCCAATCCATCCATACCCCTACATTTCTCACATGTCCTAGCGTCATGATGTGGATTCCATTGTACCTTCTTTATCCCTTGCTCTTTATACCCAAGCAAGTTCGCCACCACAAGGTTATTGGTAGTCTCGGTTCTAACGCTTTGTTGAAGTCTCCACAGAGCATCATCATACGCTTTTCTTAACGCTTCTTTCATCTGTGAGGCACTAGATGATTTCTGTATTGCATCACTCAGAGCAAGTTTTATTTTATCAGTTATAGCATCTCGTACTTTAGCATTAGTTATATTATATAGACGGTCTTTCAGACGGTCTTTCATATTTCTTAATGCCAAATCGTCTTCCATTGTTGAAATTGAAACACTAACTTTCTTAAATCCTAACTTTTCTCTTTTATATTTCTCATAATCTAGAGGACCATAAGAATATATTTTTCCTTCATGAAAGATTCCTGTGACATTATTTTCTAGTTTGTCAACATCCATCTTTTTGAGATGGTCAAACAGGCTATCCATTACTGCACTATTAACTTCTGCCTCACTTACCTTATTTCCATCTCTGTCAATCATTGGCTTTACCTTATTCCACATACCTTCAAAGGACTTTTCCCAATTATCGACAACCATATTCTCAGTAGACTTGATAAAATTCTTAGCATCAAGTGACATATCAGTATGATGAAGAGCTTTTTGCCAATCTTCCCTGCTCTTATATTTAGTTGGTGGTTCTATATCGGGAGTTTTAAATTCTGCTACCTTACCCAATCCATCCATCTCTTCTCGCATTCCCTCAACCATCATGTCATCTTCTGCATCTATGTCTGAAGCTTTTCCTTCACCTGAAAGAAAACTGTCTTTCTTCTGAAAATGAATTACTTTTTTGTCTTTTTCAGGCTCTTCCTCTTTAATTAAGTCATCTTTACCCGCAGGAACTCCAGGAAGTCCATCAGGAGCAACAGGCTGACCACCAGGTTCACCCGCAGGTGGTGGAGCTTCCTGTCCTTCGCCACCGCCCTCTTCACCTTCTTCACCACCTAAACCTGTACCCATTCCCATACCGCCCATACCGCCACCTTGTTGCGGTCTTTCTACTCCCTCTTTCTTTAAATATGCTTCCTCTTCCTTATGCATTTTCACTTGTTCTTTGAAATCTAATCCTGCTGTGGACATGACAGTTCTATCAGAAACAATAAAACCTTTATCTTTCAAGGCTGTATATGCATCCATTTTATCAGCATCAACCGCTGGCTTAAGTGTTTTCTGCCATTCAATAGTAGGGATAATCAACCTTCGTTCTAATTCTTCTCTCCCATGTTTAACTTTAACTCTGTGACTAACTTCGGCTTCAGTAGGCTGATACCATTTATTAATTTGAGCAATAGGTTTAAAGAATTTTGGTTTTAACCATTGATTCTCAAAAAACTGTCTCAGCGTAAGTATTCTGCTCAACCATACTTCTAAACCTTTCTCCGCAGAAGCATAGGTGACCTCACCTGTCAGGAATGCTTTACTGATACCTAATCCAACAAGCTTCATCCGCTCAATTGAATCCCATTCCTTTCCGATATTCATTATCCTATCGGTAGTACCAAAAGTCTCAAAGTTAATACCATAGTGATAAATGAGAAATGCATTAGGGTCTAGCTCTGATTGTGCTAGAAGCTCTGCTACCCTGTCCTCTTCTCCAGGCTCAGGCAACCAACCACTTTGAGGGTCTCCCAATTTAACAACCTTTAAAGGTCCAGCGTGCCTTCGTGCAGTAGCGATAGAAGCATCATAGATAGCATCCTCATAAATAAATATCTTAAATAGTCTAGAAAGAATACTCATCCCTCTAATAAAATAAGGATGTGCTTTTCTTGGGATGAATGTACAATTAAGATTTGAAAGAGGAATATTCATTCTAGAAACTAATCGGTTAAGAATCTCCTTTGGTATTCTCTGTCTTAACTCAATCATTCTAGGGTCAGTAGAGGTGAAAATTCTTCGCATGTCCTCATCAGGAATAAGCTCGATAATCGGGTCATTATCCACCAATGGACTATCAAAAACTTCTAGACGGTCAGGGTCATGGATTGTAATGTGAGTCCAAATTCCCTCATCTTTATTGAAAAAGCAATGAGGGGCAACCTCACCGATAATGAGAAATTCTTTAATTAAAAAGATAAGAGTACTGAGAATTTCACATTCCTCACACATTTTCTCATACTGTTGTTTTACCTCACCATCAATACCTTTTCCGCTTAGTGTAAATTCAGATATTGGAGTCTCGGCATACATGTCTAAGACGTTACCAACTAGAGGGTCAGAAGCATAAAAAGTTCTCCAATAACGATTCTGCTCTCTCCTATCTTCAGGAAGCCATATCCTGTCCATACTAGAAACAGAAGGGTCATAAGCAAATGGAAAACTAAACCATGTATCTCCTGCACCACCGCCTTGTCCTGCTGCCCCTTTATTCAAATCACTAGCGATACCCTGCATTAAAGAAGATTTCTTATTCGTTGTAGCTAGTCTGCCAATTTTCGGTTTAATCTTACTCAGGGCATCTCTCGTTGTTTGCATCTGCGATGCAGATAACTGTGGCGAAATATCAGCAGATGTTCTAGCAATTTTATCTAGCTTTGCATACTTGTCATATATGTTTATCATTTTACCCCCTTAAACCGTATTCTTGGACAGTAGCAATTAAAGCCTCACGTGCTCCATCTTTTATTTGACGTGCTAAACCTGTTTTTGTTTTCTTTAACATATCTGCTATCTCTTTGTCATCATCATATTTCGTTTGTAAATCTACAAGCAGATTCTCCATTACTTCTTCTAGACCATGCAATAAAACTTTAATAAAACGTGTCATAAATCCCTGAACGCAAATCTTAGCCATTGCTTCAGCCTGTCTCATCTTATTAAGTTCTACCAATAGAGTCTTTAGTTCTGAGCTTAATCGTACCAAAGGTTCGACATCAGAATTTTTTAGAGACTTCTTATCATCCTTTACCTGCTTTGCTTCCCAAATGTCAAACCAATTAGCAATCTTATCATATAATTTTTCCATCTCTACAACAGGTTTAACTCTTGCTTCAACTTGCTCTTCGTAATAAGCCCTAAGCTTTGATTCAGGAGATAAAACTTCAACATTGGTTTCCTTCTTAACAGGGAAATGCCTATGAAAGTGCTTATCTAACATATCCTCTGTAAACACCATAGGCTCTACTAATGATTGAATCTCTGTATAAGTCTTCTTCTCTACGAATTTCCAATGATGTATCTTTTTTTGAAGTTCAGTATCTTCCATTGAACAAACAGGGCAACTAGGAGAAAACACGAATTTCGGTATATCAGCTATCTTTTCAATCTCACTTTTAGTTTCCGTCCTTTTACCCACAGGATTTCTTTCAAGTCCATCAATTTTCAAGTCTTCAGCCTTCATTTCCATTTTTTCATTCCTTTAACTAGGTGTTGGTTTGTATGTTGATTTTATCCACCCCTCTAGCATCGCAACAATATTAATAAGCTGTGCATCAGAACTTAATTTAGACGCTTCTTTCAAACTTTTTAAAGCACCAATAACTAAAGTCCTTACAAACCTGTTTTCTTCTTTCACATCCTTTTCTGATAAAATAAGTTTAAGTAGGGGAAATCTTGGTACTACCTCAGCCTGAAAAACATAGTCCTGTGGTCTGAGACCTTTACTGTCCAAAAATCTCTCAATATCCCTTTGAGAAATACCTTTCAAGTTAACAACATTACCTCTCACCTTCTGTACCAACTTACCGAATTGAGTAATTAACTCAGGTACTATCCATTTCGCAGGTGGTGTTAACACTAGAGCCATAGAACTTTTCTTCATAACTTTCTCCAAAGCTAAGATAAATATTTGAATATCACATTAATAATAACAGAGACAACCGCAGTTAGAGCAACTATTACACAGGTGTAATTAAAAAGTGAACTCTTAAGCTCTCCGACACCAAGCTTTATTTTATTGACACAATCAGAACACATAACACATCTACCTTCATGTGCATTAATGGTATCTTTCAGTTCTGTAGTAAGATTTTTAATTTCATTTAACAAAACTTTAGCTCCCGAAACAGACCCCCTCTGTTGCGTGGTAAATAACTCAAAAGCATGTAACACATCACCAAACATTTTTTGTGTCTCAGTATTAGCATTAACTAACAATTCCAAATCGTGCTTGCTTATGTCATCCCCACTATGTTGTTGCCCTTCTCCGACCATGTTTTAACCATCCTCTCTAAAACCACTTTGTTTTTCTGTGCGATACCATTGAATGTGTTGCAAGCAATCTCAAATCCATCAGTTCTTCTAGCTATCAGTACCTTTCCGTAGTCTGTAGTAATTTCGTGTAATTTGAAAGTAACATTACCAGGACAATGATGACAGTCACCATCTCGTAATACATCGCTTATATTTTTACCTAATATAGCTCCATTAGATAATTTAGTAATGTCTTGCCATTCCTGATTAACCCATACTATGTTTCCGTCAACATCTACAACTATTACAGGGGAATCTAAAGAGTTCATTATCTTTTTTGGAAACTTTTCAATATCGAATCTTTCAGTTTTTTCAGACATGTGATAAACCCTCCTTGTGGCTCTACTTCTACTAGAGCCTTGTCTTCAGCAACTTCTTCCTCTTTTACAAGCTCTTCCTCTTTTATATTCTCTTCCTTCACTTCCTCTGTCTTTTCTTCTCCTAACGGTACTGATTCTTCTTGGTTTATGTTCATCCCATTCTTCCATTGAATATGAGGACAATCTTTCGTAGTATTAAAATCACCTCCCCACTCTATGTTTGGATTTTTAGATTTACAAATTTCTGCAAACTCCCTGTAATCAGGTATATCATTATCATTTACATCGACTTTCAAATCCCAAAATACTTTACCACTACTTCCAATTGCAAAATCAAATGCCATAGACTTAGGTTCACAGGTATGATAGGATTTCAAAGTCCATGTAACTTTTTTATTCGCTACTTCTTTTATACGTACTAACCCAACCGCTTCCCTTTTCTTGTTTACCTTAGATACACTTTCCCTTCCTTGAGCATAGAGAGCCTGTTGCTCTTCAGGAGACCTAAGAGTACAGGTCACTAAAACTTTAAGACCTTTCTCTTTAGCTTCTTCTAGAGCCTCTTCTAATACTAATCTCAAGGGTTCATATAAATCTTCTAATTTTCTACTAGCCATTATGTCTATAGTCCGAAATATCAGGTTCTTGTGACCCATAATCAGGCGGTTCGTAGGCTGAGTCATCCCAAATACGCTCCGCAAGCTCCATCCAATTTACATTCTCTGACTCACCTAATTCTTTGTCAGATTCATCTTTCAACTTATCCGCAAAATCTTCAATATCAAAAGGCTTATCGTGAAACAAAATGTCTTCTGCTATTGCAGTATCTTCCATTACATCTTTATACTTAACTACTGTCTCACTATTACTAAAATCTAAATGTTGCTTATCTATCTCCTTCCATTGATTCAAGGTCTCTCCTTTTGGTATCTCTTCTCCAGGTGCTGATTCCTTCTGCTCTACTTTACGGTTTAATTCTCTCTGAGTTTCTAATGGTAATGATTTAAAAAGAACTAAATGACCCGTTTCAGGATGTTTAAATCTCCGCTTTTCCCACCAAACAGCAATCAAATCCATGCTTATTCTAGGATTGCTTTCAGCTACCTTGATTCCTACGTTAACCAACTTGATAGTAAATGGATATATATCATAGATTAACATTCTATTTAAAATTGCTAAATAATCATCTTGAGATAAGATAAGTCCACGCATTAGAGCTTTAGCCTGTGCAAATGCTTGGTCAACGCTTAGAAATGATTTTCTCTTCATTATTATTTTCTCCTCCTGTCCTGATTCCGTTTAATGGGGGCAGATTCTCCGTTAGTTCTCTCACGAAACATACTCTGTCCCTGCCATCTTGATATACCTGTACCAAGTCTTCCTGGACTTCCTACACCTAAACGTGAACGAGCATCTGTGAACCTTTTAAATGCTTGACGTGTTTTTGCTCTCTTCTGTTTTCCTGTTGTATAAAATCTATCTTCTTCATTCTCAATTGTCCGACTAAGCTGTACTAACCTGTGAATACCACATACTACCTGTATTAAGTCATTAGAGCCACCGTCAGGATGGTCAACCTTCTTCAAATCCCTGCTACGTTCTAACTGTTTAGCTTCTTTCCAAAACCTTGTCTGTGCATCAAGTTTATCTAACGGTTGATTATAATCTGTTGTTGGAGGTAAAAGTTTTAACAAACCTGTATAACCATCTCTCATTAAATTCTCATAGTCATTGACATTTAAATTATGAGCTTCAGCCCAAATACCAACGTTTCTCAATTCCTGAATCTGATGTTCAGACTGCCAATGGTCATATTGAACCGACTTTATTCTTAATTTCTTTTTAATATCTTTAACGACATCAGGAATGGATAGAAAATATGCAAGACGCTTTATAGGCTTTCTCTGCGGTTTAAGATGAAGAATAAGGTCTAATACGGTTACAAACATTTCTCCTATAGGAGTATCGACATACTCTCCATGACCCATTGCTAAAGTGAATGAATCACCACTTTTACCAGCATCAATACTGATATAATAATCGTAACCTTTATCTGCGAGTATACTCATCAATTTTACAGCAATATACTCCTGTCCAAATTGGTCTTTTGGATGGTAATAAGAAAACTCTGCTACAGATTTTCTAGTCGTGTCACAGCTATTATTAAACCATTCTTCCCAATGAATGATTAACGGATTTTCAGCACCAGGGGGATTAGCACCAAAATCTCTTTCAGCTTTTACTTCATCTTTATCGTATTCAGGTTGTAAATCTTCTTGGGTTATTTTAGGATTAAAATCTGTGGTAGCATAATGGAAGGTAAACATCGTTTTATCTTTTTTCGATACATTTAACAATTGCATCGTTTTGTCACTCTCAGAGATAGGACTTGAAACACAAACCATCAGCCCTACCCAATTAGGTAAGTACCTTTCTCTTGCTGCAGCTCGTACTGTTAACAAACTATGATTGATAACTGAAAAAATTTCATCTGCTGAACGTTTACTCTCAGATAAATCGAATCGTGAAAGTTCATCAATGAATCCTGCTACACGTGTTCTTCCTGCTAAACCTGAAGAATTAGAATTCAAACTCATCATAAATAAACGTTTGTTACGATGTTCTATAGAACCGCTAGGATATTCTTTATACATATCTTCTCGTACCTGTTCAGCCTTAATCTTCTTAATATAAGACTGCATCCACGGTGATGAATCTCTTATAGTGGTATAGGTATCATAAATAGTATCCTTAGCCTGTGTACCTGTAGTTGCAACAAAAGCAGCTTCAAGACGTTGCCTGTTAATGACATCAAAGTATCTCTGAAGATTATCTACAACAAGACAGTTATGCTCTACCCACGAAGCAATAAATCCTGCGGTCATTGATTTACCACTTCTCATACCTGCACAACCAACCATAGTATTATATCTTTTTAAAACTTCCTCTTCTTCAAGCTCTCTCCTTGTCCAACTGCATTTAGGACAAGTATCATCTTTATTCTTATCATTCCAAACTAATAAAACTTCACTCTCTAAATAATCTTTACTCTTATCCCAAACATCAGCAGCTTGAGAACCTTGTGGATTACACACAGGACATCTCAATTGAAAGAAATCCCTTAACACCTGATACTGCCTTTTATATTTAAACAACTCAGGTTGAGCAAGAAAATCACTTCCGACTATCCATTCAATAATATTAGGAGCTTTCTCTAACTCATCAGTCGCACCTTCCGTGTCTCCATTGAT